ACGGTGTGCGTTCGCCTTGTTCCACAGTACTGTGCCAGTACCGAGTATTCAGGAGAAGATCCCAGTCGTACCCCATGGCCTTGATTTCTTCATACAGTTGCGTTGGTTCACAGCGCAGGGAGTCCGGGAAGTTCAACGCCGCTGCCATCTCCCAGTGCATTTCCATCAGGATACGTGCAGCGTTTTGCAACTTGTAAGATTCGCGCAGTTTCTGACGAACCTTGGTGCGCTGCAAAGCAACGTCTGGAACCAGCGCCAGCGCGTAGTTGCGATCGTTACCTACCAGGCCGTAGCGCCCAGCGTTACGCAGCAGGTAGTAGAAGTTCGACATGTACGGCAACAGACCTTCTTTCTTCGAGATGATCAAAGGCAGAGGGATGTTGTCGATACCGAACTTACCGCGGTAGTTCGTCACACGGATTTCGATCAAGTCGGTGGTGGTGTCAACCGACTCAGGCGACCACGGGAATTCAGCGCGCTTATCGTCACCCATCAGCGTACTGAAGTAGGTAATGGCGTAACAATTGCCGGTCTGGAACGAGTAGTTCTCAGGAATCCGTTTGATCTTCAGATCGCCCTTCATTGCCTTGAGCAACTTCACGTTTGGCTTACGTGGGTCGAGCTGATACGACTGACCGATGTGACCGGTGGTCAGCCAATAGATGCCGTGCTTAGCAACGAGGTCAGGTGCCTGGTCGACGATCTGACTCTTACCGCTGTTGACCTTCATGGCCAACATGTTGTTGTCGGAAGAACCTACATCGTTCTTTTCGAGCATTTCCGTTGCGCCCTCAGTCTTCAGGCCAGAGAACGAGTCGGTGAACTCGATGACCGGAGTGAAGTACATGTAAGGCTTATCGGTCTGAGGATCGATGATTTCGTAAGCAACCATCTTCTCATTCTTGTAGCGATCCTTGGCGAACTGCTTCAAGTTGTTGATCATTTCGGTGCCGTCAAGATCGACGGAGCTGGTGAAGAACAGACGACCTGCCTCGATGAGGTCTTCTGGCACCTTGATGCCCGGAAGAGCAATCGACATGGCCTCACGCACCAGACGCTCTACACGGCGCGCTTGCATGCTGGACTCAGTGTCATGGGCGTGCATGACACAATCGTCGAAGGCGCGCATCACAGCGCCTGCACAGCCTGCTGCCAATGTCGACTTGAACATGTTCGGCTCAGCAATGATTCCCCAGAACTGGGCGAAGCCGCCATTGCAGATAGTTTGGCCTTTGTGGCCCCTGACCCAGCTGGACGCGGTAATGTCCAAAATCGTGCCAGTGTTAGGCATCGGATAGAACGCTCTTGCTTTTTTCGCGTAGGAATTACCGAAAGCAACTGTCACGTTTAAATGCTCCACTAAATTTAATTACACAGTATAGGGAGTCGTGGTAATTTAATAGTTCTGATATGGAATCTTTACCCCTGAATTAGCCGGAGTCTATACCTTCATGCCGAAGATCAACCCGAACATCATGAACGAGCTGGCTAATGTCGAGCTCAATTCTCTCGAGAGTCTTTGCCGCATGGGTTCGGACCTTTCCACCGAATCACTGCAGCTGCCGTTCATCGATACCGTCAAATCGAAGTTCAACGAATTCGTCGATCGCTCCTCCACCTTCCTCAACGGTTTGAAGGTGGGCAACTACCGTTCTAACAAGTTGAACTACCTCAGCGCTGTGGCCAACTTCAACCAGGCGAACTACTCCACCAACCGTTTGATCCCCCTGCACGTAGCACCGGGCTTCAACGGCAAGCTGGTCCCGTTCCTCAACTATCTGCTCGAGCACATCCTGCCGGTGGTTGAGCCACTGGAAGCTACCCTGAAGAAAAGCAACACCCGCCTGGCTCAGATCCTGAATGAACCTGATCGCTTGGCTGCGCAGAGCGGCATCAAGGAATTGCGCAATTCGATTCCTCTGATCACCCTCGAGCAACTGAACAAGGTGAAGACCTTCTTCAACAGCTCCAACACGCCAGAAATACAGGCGTCCAAACTGATCGACCGTAACGCCGATCTGGAAACTGCATTCAAGCTGACCAATGAGTTGAACGACCGTCTGGCCAAAGCCAACCTGTCCGGCATCGACTCCATGGTCAATCGCTTCGCCGATCTGTCCAAGAGCTTCAAGGACCATCTGGCTGCACACGATGATGCGGTGTCTGGTAAGGTCGGTAGCCAACTGTCCGATCTGTTCTACACTCTGGGCGTTACTGTCAGCGCTGCAGCGGTTCTTCTCGAGATCCTGCCTCAGCACGTACAGGCCATGGAAAAGAACATGCAGATGCTGGAAAAGAAAAGCGCTTGATCTAAAAGGAGGGTGCAGCTGTGGGCTTTCTATACATCTTTGGCGAAACACATGGCGACCCTTCTGATGTGCGGCGCATTGAAAGAGAAACTCGAAGAATACAACCGGCCGTTATAGCCCACGAGCTGCTTTATGACGATCGATGTGCTTCTCTAGCCGGAATTAATTTCAGGTTATCGAAATGCAAGAAGGGCGGCATTTGCGACCCTGATCTGAATAAGGATATTTACGAACTTGGCAGGGATTTGAACGCGCAACTCATCGGCATTGATATCGAGGTCGATAATCCGAGGTTATCGTTAAAGCAAAAATTCGCTATTCGGGAAAGGCACATGTCTGACGAATTGGCGCATCTTTTGAAGAGGGTCGAGGCCGAAGATATAGACATCGTCGCCGTCGTTGGTGACACGCATCTTCGATCTATCCAAACCAAAGAGTTAGGTCCATCTTCTCCAATTGTGCAAAAATTCAGTTATTCGAAGAAAGTGGTCATCAACAGGTCCACTTCTTCTCAGGCAGAAATACCCTAGAATTAGCTATAGCGACATACACGCCCGGCTAAATGCCGGGCGTGTATGCTGTTTACATTTGCGAGCGAGCGTAGCAGAAGACTGCTTTTGCATCACGGACCAGTTCGGATTGATCGTCGTACCTGGCCCAGTCAGGGCAACCATTCACGAGATCGCAAGCGAGTGCAGGTAACTGTTTCTCGTCAGCGAGGAAGGTCTCGAACGCCTTGTCAGCATTCGTTTTACCCCAGAGGATACTGCTCATGGCAGCAGGCAGTTTCAGCGAATTTTCTCGGTGAGCCAAACCGAATCGCTCGTTCAGTTGAATGAGCTGATCCTTGGTTGGGTTCTTGATGCCGCGGAGTTTGAAATATAACGACGAAAGAAACAGCAGCCGTTTTATGCTCAGTTGTTTAACCTGAGGAAAAGCGGCTGTACCGAAACTTTCGCTTTTCAACGCTTTAGCACTCATAACGAGACCTCTGCGGCCAGTGTTATTTGACCGCGTAGTAAATGTTAGCTTCAGTCCTCGCCCAAAGTCCAATGTCGCCCGAGTTCAGTTCGACCAAGGTTGCGTAACGACCCACCACGTCGGAATCACGCCACGTAACGACCTTGACAGATTTGACATCCTCTGCTAAAGCCGCTAATTGATTTCGACTCAGTATGTCGCCACCCAGGATCAAGCGCACCTTGTCCTTGAACAACTTTGGCTCATCCTTCGAGCTCTCAAGGTTAAACTCTACATCGACGTCAAGATGCTTAGTCACAGGGGTGATGATAGACTTGAGCTTACGGACTACCTTTTTAGCTCCGTGATCCTCATAAAGTACGTCCGTAAGATCGGTAATCCGATAGTACGAATCGCCCTCTACGACCCGATCCAGAACACGGGTCAAGCTCTCCCATTGCCGCACGCCCCGAAATCCAAGGCCTGCAGGTCTCAGTTGTGCAAGTATTGACTTCTTATTTGCATCGATCACATCGAAACGTTTAGGATTCGTGTACAGGAAAGTTGTCCCATGTTGGGTCAGTTCCTTATACGTCTTCGGTGAAAAGACTGCATCCAAATGTCCAATGATGATGTAACCGACTCGGTTGATGTCTTTGCTCATCGCATTAAGGCGAAGGCACTCCATGACCGGATCATGCTCCTTAACCCGGACTACCCCCATGAAGTTATCGGCATATGGTTTGCCGAATAGATCATCTTCCTTATCCTTCGTACCATGGGCACCAACGTAGTAAACGTGCGAACCATCTTCACGCTTGTAGTCGTCGCCTGTGGTCGAGAAATACCACCGAGGTGCTTGCAGGATGCGGGGCACTGCGATGTCTTTATTGTTCCAGTAGCCTTGAGCTTCCTTGAACGTTTCGACCTGAGTGCTGTTACGGCTTTGCCCCAACACCTTACCGCGAGTAGCCAGATCGTCAGCACGAGTGTTACCCATCTCGCCGCTGTGACCCTTGGCCCAACTCAAACTGAGCTTCAGGCCACGGGCAATACCCGCATCAGCAAGACGTACAGCTTCTTCCCACAAAGGCTGGTAGGCAACCGGGTTACCGGATTTGAGTCTCCAGCCTTTAGTGATCCAGCCACGGACGTGACTGTTGAAACCCTGGACGACGTAACGGCTATCGGAGATGATCTGCACATCGTCGATCTGGTCGTGACGCGACAACCATTCCAATGCCATCACAAAAGCATCCAGCTCACTTTCGTTGTTGCTTTCGTAACGAGGCCTACCTGAACACATGTCCAGGTATTCAACCGGTGTCACTTTGTTGCCAACACAACTTGCGATGTCTTTGTCTTTACTTTCGAACAAGTACCCTTTATCGGAAGGTACTGCTTTTGGATTCCCTGTGCCTTTTTTAGGAGGGTCGAGTGTGTAGGTGTACCCGTGAACGCCTCGACCGCCGACTTTACTGTGCGGATCAAAACCACCGTCGCAATAGAGGACTGCACGAGTTGCAGTTGGTGTATCCGTCATGTCCTGAAACCTTAAAGTGAAATGGTTACCTAAAGGATAGGTTGATCTCGTAGCTTTTCATCAGGACCGTCTTGCTTTGATCTCACCGATCAGGCATTTACGTTCCGTGTGCAAACGTCTGAGTTCCGTACGCTGCAGCTTGATGTGAGCGATCAACAAATCAACGACGGCTTTGTTAAGCTCGTCTTTGTTCTTTCCTTCGATCTTTGAAAGATCAGGTAAGCCAATTTCACTGACGTTGTCTTCCGCCTTCTCAATGGCGATGACGCAATCATGGATAGCATCAGGTTTAGGCAGGTGGGTAGACTTGTCCACCACCTGCACCGTTTGAGCGTTGGCAGAACCAGTCGTGTTATACGGCGATTCACCAACGCTTGTGTAAATGGTAATGCTGGTAGAAGGTACAACGGGAGTGCATGATCCAAGTAAAAGCAGTGGGATTTGGATCATGAGACGCGGGTTAAGTTTAGCCATGGTCGTGTCCGGGGTTAAAGGTTCTTAAGCTGGTCTTCAACGTAGTCCTTCAAAGACTTATCTGGTACAGCTCTACGTGGTCGATCAGCGGGGACAGGCGTTTTTACAGGATCCTTCTTAGGACTCTTCAACGGATCAGGCTGAATCGTCAACGTCGGAGGTACTTGATCCGATGGAGGAGGTGTTACGTCTGCAGGTGGCGGATGTCCTTTCCCAAAGGCATGCTCCATGAGCTGCTTCTTTTCTCCTTCTAGCGTGGCTATGCGTTCTCGCAAATCGGCTATAACCGTCGCGTTATAGCCCAACTGTTGATTTGCCACAGCAAGTTCGTCATAGACTTTGTCAGCGTTCCCGCTGACCTTGATGAAAATGAGGAAGACCACCAGAATGCAGGCGATGAGAAAACAAGCCAACTTATTCTGTGCAACGATCTCCTGTAATGCCTTCTCTTTGAGAAACCATTCTCGAAGAAAAGGGAAGAGGGATTTGAGTATTAAGAGAAACGTCACAACGAACACCCTCTATTTTTGGAAATAGTATAGTTTCAGACCTACACGGGGTGTATTTTTACACCTTAGAGACGCATACCTTTATCGCTAAAAAACACCCGAGGTGTCATCTGTGAATATCTTTAAGGCTTTTGCCCATATCGGGGCACTGTCCGATAACGCTCCCGGCGTCGTGGCACCTGTGGGCGAGCTTTCGAAGTGGTCCCTGACTTTTGTCAAAGAGAACACGCTCCATGTGCTGCCCGAATTCCCTGACGAAACGCTGGTGGGTTTCAGCTATAAGGAAGACGATGTCGTCAAACCTGTACCTGCAGGCACGATCTCCAGCTGCTTCGTGGCAGTGAGTTGGATCTACACTCAGGCTAAGTTGGGTAGCTTCAACGACATCAAGGACAGCTTCCAGCAGAAGTTCATTACCAACTTCGGTAATGAATTCGATTTGATCGATTCGGGTAAGATGATCCAGTTCCAGTCGTACTTTGCGCCTGAGTACATCGTCATCGCACCTAAGGATCAATCGATCTCTGATAGCTGGCGCATCTGGTTCGCCGACGATTCGTTCTTCAACCAGTACGACGAGTTCGAAATCGTTCCCGTTGTTCCTCTGATTCCTCTGGATCTGTTCTTCGACGATTACGATACCGTCAAGGGTCTGATCGAAGGTCTCCAGCAGTCCGAGCTGTTCGATCGAATCCGCATCGCTCGTGACGTTTATCCAGAAACCTATCAGCGCTCCGACGTATTCACCTGGCAGCAGGCGAGCAATCATGCGCTCAAGATTGATACCGACTGGGTGACACTGGTCTATGGCGCGGCGGGCAACAACCTCGACGCTGTGAAAGAAGCTCTGCGTGACTACATCCTGAAGCCTGGTAACTCGACCCACACTCGCGATGAGTGGGCTGAGATCTTCCCGGACATTTTCACGTCGACTGAGTTCATCATCACCCCGATGTGGCATCTGCCGGCGGTTCCAGGCGGCGACCGTCAAGTCGGTACGTTCTCTGGCGTCACTCAGCACAAGATCGCTCGTGAAATGTGCCACCTGACCTGCAAGGGTGTGAAGTACACCAATGAACACATTGATGAAGTAATCTCGTCGGTGCCTTCTCAGTATCGTTCCCTCATGCTTGCGGTCGTGGGTGGTCCTGAGAACCGTGATGGCGTGGATGTGCTCAATGAGGTCTTCGCGGACTTCATGAACGTACCTATCACTCACATCGACTTTGGTCGGATGAGTCAGAAGACTCGCACCTGGATCGCTACTGTTCTTGACCCGATGCTGATGCACGCTGAAGACATGACGGTCAACTCAGGTGTACCTGCAGGCTTCAACCGCGTGGTGCGTGACGGTGTCGTCTATCTGGCCAAGAGCTACGATAAGTTCCTTTATCTGGTTGTGACCGCCTACAGCGTCAATAAACTGGCCGCTGGCTAAGGGGTGGTCTGATGGCTCGTCTCACTCCAGCATTAGGCGCCAAGGGTCTGTTCTCCCTTCGCCTTCCGTTTGTCGCTACGGCCACAGTGGTTTATCGGGTAGGTGCTGAGCAAACTTTTGAGGACATGATCAAACGCGGTCTCGATCCTCAGAAGGTTGTTTACGATCCAGTTGGGTTATCGTCAGTCGATTACGCCAATGACCAAGCGGCAGGTGCGGCGATCATTACGCTCCTGTCGGATACGGAGCTTCCGAAATACGTGCCGGACACGTACATCGATTCGTATCCAAACATGGGCGTGATTCCTCACTCTCGTGTGGTCATGGCAGCCGACCTCGGTATGTTGCCTGATACCTACGACCTGACTCGCGCACAGCAAGCGTTTGCCAAGGCGATCTCTGATGACATTGGGGTCGCTCCAAATATCGTGCTGTGCGTAGCGCCAGTCTCCGATGCTATCACTCAGGAACAGTACGTTCAGAACTTGAATGCGCGCAATGCTGCGATCGAGAACCGAACAACCGACTACGCATTGCTCCTGCAAGCCCGTGATCAAATCGCGGCCTTGACTCAAAGTAACGCGCAGCTTATTGAGATCATTGAGCAACAGCAGGCGATCATCGATGAGCTGAACGGCACTGCGCCTGGCGACTAAACAAAAAAAAAGAAGTAAAGGCATACACCCCCGGCTCAATGCCGGGGGTGTATGCTGCGTATCAGAAAATCATGTTTTCAAGCTTTCGGATGTCGTCAAGATCAGCCTTGCGAGTTTCTTCGCTCCTGTTGAGTTTGCCTGTGAGAAAGATTTTGTACGAGTGAAGATACCGCAGTGTTTTTGTCAGGAACCCATTGACCTCAGTGACCTCGGTTGGTTTCTTCAGGAACAGTCTGACGCGATCGTTGTAAATGATGCACGATCCTTCATCTGTCCTTTCTACCGGGTATCCTTCTTTTACCAAACGATCAAAGTGAACTGCAGGGATGTCCAAATCGACGCGGGCAGTCATGTCGCGAACACCGGCCATCACCAGACTCGAGCCTACGCCCAGAACTACATCCTTGTAGCCCATGTTCGTGGCGCTGAGCAGAAGAGCAGTTTCGACTTCGATTATTTTACGAGTGCATTGCATTGCATGTCCTCCAGAGGACTTTAAATGATGTATTCATCTACGCAATGTGTGACTGAAAGAAAGTTTATTCTTCGTTTTCTTCGGGAACGTATTTCCTGTAATGCGTGAAATTATCGGGAGCGACGTAAACTTCCAATGTATCGCCGCGTTTGAACCGCAAGTCCCAGCGTTCATCGGCTGGGATGTTGACGCCAACACTCTGACCTTCAGTGCTGACGTACATTTTCCCGTATCTGAATGTCGAGACTTTACAAACCCCGAAGAAGTCCTCCTCGGGGAATTCATATTCGCCGTTAGACATGACCCACTCCTAGCTTCCAGACAATGACCACTATACCAATAGCGAGCATCGTACTGATGGAAGCTAGAACGCCGCTTGGTCCAACGCCGGATTTACCAGCGTACCAGCCAGTGACGAATGTGCAGGACAGACCAAGGGCCACAATCCAGACATAGACTAGGTCCATTATACTGCCCTCGACCACATGAAGACGCCCAGACCGATTACTGTCGCCATGTTCACTAAGATCACAGTGACAGTAAACAATTCTACCGGTAAGTGTCGCCCATGCAAATACCCGACACCAGCACCTACAGTTACGCAAATCATCACGAGCCACAAAAGATTTTGTTCACTCATTTACGAAAACTCCACATGACGGTTGTATTGATGCGGATAGTTGATGTTGCGGTCATCCAGAATGATGGTTTCTGAATTGGGGAACGCGGTCTGTCCATCGAGACTGTGGCTGATGATCAGCACCTGAGAGTATCGATCGTTGTCGATCAAGTCTTTCATGAGCGGAATCAGGTTGTGGCGATGCACTTCGTCAAACGTTGCACCCAACTCATCAATCCAAAGTGGGTACTCGGTAAGGTTCATGCAGATGTAGCCTGTCAGCACAAACGCAATGTCGATGATGTCAACACTAGCACCACTGCCATTGGCAATGTCTGGCCGCTGAATGTTGTTCACGATCAATGGGAATTTGTATTTCAACTCATCCCCACCTTCAATACCGGGCAAGATGTAAAGCGGATAGCCCCACACCCGCTGTATCATCTCGTTGACGCCTGTGATGATGCCTGAGAGCTGTAAGGTGATCTGCTCGGCAATGAGTCCATTCTTCGGACAAAGTGCGTCTACGAGCGCCTTGGTGGCTTCTAGACGGAGCAGCGCTGTGCTGTGCTTGACTTCAAGATCCTTAAGGACCGTTTCGTGAGATTCATTCTCAGCGATGGCCTGCTCATGGATACTCAATGTCTCAAGCGTCTTCTTGATCAGCCCTTCCACCATGACATCAGCCTGATGGTTGCTGTAATCGATCAACGCTTGTTTCAGTTGTTCGTAACCTTGATTGCACCGATGCAGACGTTCGGTGTAAGCCGTGTGGTTACGGATTACTGTTTCAACGCGTAGACGGCGTAGCTTAAGGTCCTGGATCGTTTGGAAGATACGGTTGTACTCATGCTCAGTTTCAAGATAAGCGTCACGTACTCCAGCCAGCTCAGGTGCCTCTTCCCGCAGATCAGCAAATACATGTTCAATCTCTTCGATGCGATGACTCAGCTTTTCACGCTTACGGGCCACTTGTTCATCACGCGCATAGACCGATGTGCAGATAGCTAAGCCAGCACCAAGTTTCACCCAACCTGCTTGTTCGAGGTAAGTGAACAGACCTGGGTATTTGTTCAGGTATCGATCCTTGATATCCTCCAGCTGCCCGTAGAGTTTGATGTTCTCACGGACCTCTGCCTGCTTGGCGTTCAGTTCGTTCAACTCGTTCAACTCTACCGTCGACATGCTGCTGCCGTTTTGGTAACGAGCATTCAGCTCTTCCAAACGCCCTGCTTCAATACCCGGTTTAAACACATGGGTGCAAGAAGGGCAGGTGACCTCAGCACAACGATGGATGTGCATGATCTGACGATCAATATCTTCGAGAAGTCCATGGATCTTATCGACGCGTTGTTTCTTAGCGTAGACTCGATCGTTGATCTGCTCGACTTCATCTCGGGTTACCATGACAGACGGGATGTCGCTGATCGCTTGAGTCAATGCATCGATTGCATCATTAGCTGGGATGAGCAGGCTATCGTGCAATCCGGTGATGGATTTAGGACTTGCATCCAATTCTCGTTTAAGCTCAACCAACTCAACCTTCAGTTCATCGACAGGTACAGAAAGCAAATTGTCGGCTTTCTCTTTCCGACTGCGCAGTTTGTCAAGGTTCTCACCATTGACCTTCAACTCACCAGTCAATTGGTTAATCGAAGCCAAAAGATCTGACGACATTTCGTACAGTTCTTCGAGGCTGTTGGCGTCAAGCGTGTCAGGATATTCAGCATAGGCGAACTCCTGAGTGTTGCGCTTGATGTCATCGATCATCCACTGGATCTGCTCTGTCGTACGGACTTCTTCACCAAGGAAGTGTTTCGGTTCGTTCATCAGAAGCTTCAGTGTTTCACGCAGCTCCAGCGCTTTAGCGCGCATGGCTTGCAGATCCTCAGGTTCGATCATGTTCTTGCGAGCAAAACCTACCTGATTACGCAACCATTCTTCAACAGACTTCGCAGCACTGTAAGCTTTCTGATAATCCTTGTGCTTACGGAAGGCGTATTCGAAATCAACCGACGAGAAGTTGGCAATGCAATCACGACGCTGTGTGGCAGTCATCTTGGTGAAACGAAGATTGCCAGACAAGAAGTTGTGCAGCTCACGAGTCCAGCCAAGGTGCTGTTTGATCAGCTCCAGTTGCGCTGTAACGTTGCGGCCTTTGTTCAGGTTCTCGCCACCGTCGATGCTGAAGAAGAAAGACCACTTACCGTTGAGTCGGTTCTCCAGCCTGTAGCGATGACCCTTGTGGAAGACCACTTGAATAAGCCAACCGCCTTCATCGAAGTCACTAGCTTCTGGAGGTAGTGGGGAGAAAGCGATTTGTATGAGGCTAGTCTTGCCGCTCCCATTGGTGCCGAGCACCATTTGTGCTTTGCAGGTGGGGCGAATGACGACACGTTCTTTATCGTTTAGGGACGTGCGGTTGCAGCGAAATAGATCAACTTCTTCGAAGAACATTTAATGTCCCCGGCATGTTTACGTTGTATTATCGGTGGGCTCCGTGAACTTTCATTATCAGGTGTCTCGACATGCAGGCTTCAGTATTCAGAACGGTCGGTCAAGGCCGGATCGATAGCAACAAACCGATCGTAAACCCAGATGGCAGCATCTGCACTGAAGTCGAGATCATTCCTACCGAGTGGATCGCGATGCGCGATGGTGAGATGACTCAGAACACCACCGTCATGGAGTACGAAACCAAGGACCAGTCCGACAACGTCGTGAAGGGCGGTATCCTCGGTACGAACACTATCAAGGCAACATGGCTGCCTGGCGCTACCAGTAACAGGTTGACGCCTCCCGATGTGCGCCGTGGTGTGCGCGTAGAGATCATGCAGGCTGCGGATGAGGATAAGTACTACTGGCGAGACTTGGGACTTGATCACAACCTGTTCAAGCTTGAGACAATCATCATCGGCATTTCCAACACTCAGAGCGAAGGCGACACCGCACTGAGCCCTGCAAACATGTACTGGATCGAATTCTCGACGCACAGCAAGCGCCTCGCTTTTGCTACATCGAAGTCCGATGGTGAGCCCTACATGTACGAGATGTATTTCGATACCAAGAACGGCGAGTTCAATCTCACCGATGACATCGGTAACTTCATCAACATGGTGAGTAAGCTGTCCCTAATTCATGTACAGAATGACAAAGGCACATTCGTCAAACTGGACAAGAAGGACTTCAAGGCGTACGCCTCTCAAGATGGCCTGATCGACATCGGTCGAGATGTCGTCATCGATGTGGGTCGGGATATGGCCATCAACGTAGGGCGTAAGTTCAGCGTCAATGCCAAACAAGAAGTCATGCTCGATGGTGCAGGTAGCAAGTATACGGCGAAAGCTGGTAATGCAACCATCTCTGCACCGACCGTGGATATCACGCAAGGTTAAGGAGGTCACATGCCAGGCGTTGCATTAGTAGGATTGAATCAAGCAGGTGGCGTGCAGAAAGGTGGTGGTCAGTCTTTCTGTAAAGGCAATGGCGCCCTTGTATCGGTGGTTGGTGATGCCGTAGAGTCTCACGGCAACGGACCCCACCAAGGCGCCCGGATGGTTCAAGGTTCGACCTTCTTCAAAATCAATGGCATTCCTGTCTGCATCGCTGGCAATCTTGCATCGTGCGGAGATGCCACTGACGGCCAAGGTTGGTTCAACTGCAGCAACTGATGCAGCATACAGCCGGAGGCTTGAGCCTCCGGCTGTATGACTTTACCCTAAGTACTCGTTACCCAGTTCCATCAGCCAACCGCGACAGTACTGGAACGGCTTACTCGACACTTCTGCATCAGGGACATAGTCGTCTGCAGCAGGTGGTTTCGTTTGGCCGTAATAGTTGTAGTTGTAGCCGGAGTCGATGCAGAGCACCCACGTACCCGATTCAGGCTTTGCAATGTACTCGGCCAGAAAACCTGTGTCCAACTGCAGGGGCAGCGAAGGACGGGCGTAGGTGTAGTATCGGCCTGGCAAATCAGTCTGTTCGACCTCGTCCAGATTCCAGTACATGTGTTTGGCATCGAGCAGGATCACGAAAGTCTGGGACAATTCCATGAAGGCACCGATGGCTTCGTCTGACATGGCTTTCATCATGTCAAGCGTGTCATGGTGCTGTGGAACGCGATCGAGTTTCTCTTCGACCGTAGACCAGTCGATGAAGCCCTTGGTGTCGAAGTAGCGGCGCAGCAATGGAATGCGCCACCACTCGATGATCATGGAGCTATCGCCCTGAATCCGGTAGTGCTGGTTGGAGTGATGGAGGATGCCGCCCAGAGAGGTCATGACGACCTTGTCCGACAAATCGACGTCTGGACCGAATGAGATGCTGAAACCGTCCTTTAACTTACCGCCTTCGGTGAGTGGCTTGAGCATCTCACGCTTGACCGGAATGAACGTCAGCTCACCCAGTTGCTGGAAGCTAATGATGCCGAATTGGTTGGCATTGGAGATGTAAACCGAGCGTCCAGCGTCAGTAAGGCGAATGCCTGCGGTGGAGTAGTCGGAGATATGCAACAAACCGTTGACGGTGAAGAGGCAGTTGCGATACACCTTTTCATAGTCAGCATCAAGTTTAGTGATCTTGAGATCGGTCAGCTCAGATGTCGGCAGTTCGTTGCCATCGCCATTCCATGGATGTGCGAGCTGCGGATCGAAACCCGCATTAATGAGATCGTTGTATTTGATCACATTCTTCTTGACGCCAAACTTTGCGGGATCGATGGTGGTGGTCGGGAGCGTGGTTTCTCCCAAAGAGGTCAACCACTGTGCAATCGTGAAACGCGGATCTGTGCGGTAGATCAAGTCTGCCGCATCAGCAAGGTTCAGCAGATACGTGTCACTGGTGGCGCTGTTGGTCAGCATCAGATGGCACTCAGTACCTTCAAGGAAAGAACGCACGGACCCATCCTCAGGACTCAGCAACTGTTCTTTGAATCTGGACCCAGGCGTGATGGAACGGGTGTACGCTTTCACACAGCTGTACATATGCGCCTACCTCGACAAAAAATAATATGCTCAGCGTCTAACCGGCGCTAAGACCCATAGTTTTAACGGAGAAACAACGATGGCCGGCGAAGACGTCACCGACTACCTGTACCCGCTTGATATCACCGGGAATGCGATCACCAACAAGGTGGAGGATGAACGCCATACCCTGAATCCACCGCCGTCTCCCGAAGAGAACAATGGGGAAATCAACTTCCATTTCATTCTTCCGTTTGCGGCTCCGTTTTACCGTGACAGCGTAAAGCTGCGACACGTCGCCAGTAACCGCATTCTGATCCGTGGCGTTGACTTCGCCGTCGGTCATAAATACATTGAAGCCTCCTTCGAAACCGAAGGCGCTCGTGGCGGTATCTACGCCAGTATCATGTTCATGGATCCCGCCCTGTCTGGTCAAGTCGTGTTCGACGAATACCAAACCCTGGGCGGTAACTGGACGCTGGATGAGAACAAGATCTTCGAGATCATGTCCAACCGGGCTGTCGATCCTCGCACACTGTCGTACGAAGATGTGTCCGGTAAGCCTGAGCAGTTCCCAACGCTTCCGCACAACCACGACATCAACGACATGACAGGTGCGGCCGAGTTGGTCGCTGCCATCTATGCCGTATCGGCTGCTGTGCGTGAACGCACTCAAATCTGGCTGGACAACCCTCCGCATTTGCCAGGCGACCTCACGCCTGAGCTGATTGCCCAGTACAACGTCGGTATTCAGCAGCAGTTCCTGAACTACTACACCAAGCTGCAGACCGACAACAAGCTCGACAACCTCGACACCGTACTGCGCCAACTGATTGCCGACATCCAAAATGGTACCGGCACTGCGCTGGACGATTACCTGAAGAAAGATGCTGCACAGCTGCTGTACGTGCTGAAAGACGACATGGCGAACTTCGCTACCAAGCAGTTCGTCAACGACTACACCTACAGCGCCGAAGAAATCGATCAGATGTTTGCCACATTGAACAGCGATCTGCAAGCTGTGGTCGAAGGCATCATCAACCTGGCCATGAACCAGTACGTCGTTGATTACTGCACCACTACCAACATCGCGCTGCAAGATCTGCCGACGGTTGACGGTGTTCTTCTGACAGCGCGTAAGACGGTGCTGGCTGCATTCCAGACCGATGCTCGTCAGAACGGCATGTACATTGCCGACGCTGGCGCCTGGCGTCGTGTGGACTATCCGATCATCGAAGCCCTGTTGGTTAAGGTGCGTGCTGGCGGCGCTGTCTTTGGCGGTACCCAATGGGACCTGACCACTAAAGGCGCGATCACCGTGGGTACGACAGCGCTGAACTTCAAGCGCGTTGGTAACATGGGCAAACGCGATCTGTTCGTTTCGACTTCTGCACCTGTAGCGGGCACTGGCGTCATCGGTGACGTGTGGTTCCAGATCTAAGGGGTTAGGACAATGCCTAGCATCAATATCAAAACGGCTGACAACGTGTACTCAAGGCTGAGAAAGCCGTACGTGTTGCAGCCGGGAGGGTGGGTCGAGTGCAAGAAGGTATTTGTACGCGACGCCGATGACTGGAAAGAAGTCTGGCCAGGTACCTTCATCTATACGCACACTGGCACTGGCTACAACCTGAACATCGCTGCGCTGTTTGGCAATAGTCCGTATGCCGGCAACTATATCTTCATCAACGACGGTAACATTCTGTCGACCAACCCTGCTGTTGCTGCGCTGTCTGCTGGGACATTCTCTGCAGATGCAAAACTGCAGGTCATCAACAACGGTCTTATTGCAGGTGCCGGTGGTGGTTCAGGTGCGAATGGTGGTCCTGCGCTCGATGCCACCGCTCTCATGTCGCTGACCAACAACGGCACGATTGCTGGTGGTGGTGGCGGTGGTGGCGTCGGTGGTAGTGCGCAGATGAAGTCTGGCGGTAACAACGCAGTCTGGGCTTACGGTGGCCAAGGTGGTCGCGGGCAAGGTCCTGACGCCGCTACTGCCGGTGCGTACGGTCAGCGCGTTGCTGACCTCAATTACTACCCTAACCCTCCGCAAGATCCAGCGGTGCCTCTGTTCGATGGTTCTGATGGTGCATCTGGCGCTGGTGGAGAAGGCGGTAACTGGGGTCAGCCTGGACGTGCCGGTTATCCGTATTGGGCTTGGACTCTGTACGCGGCTGTAGGAGCTACTGCCGGTGGTTTGGGCGGTGCGGCTATTCGTTATTCTGGCAACGTCACATTCGTTACCACGGGCGACATTCGTGGTCAGTTGCAATAGTTCATTGAAAGGGTTTTGTCGACATGGCCGATACCATCTTTAAATACCCGCTGGACCTTTTGGGGACCAGCATTGATAACAAAGCGATCGATGAAGCACACACGATCGGCACTCGAGTAGGCCGCATCTTCGTCACCGACTACGGTCCGTTCTTCGGTAACAGCGCTGTCATCGTTGATGCGGTTACTGGCAAGCCGCTGGAGCCGGTCAAGGATTACCGCCTGATCCACAAGTACAAGGAAGCCACTGACCGGGCAGGTCAGGCTGTGTACGCTGGTGTGCAGATCGTCAACCCTGACGTGAGCACCGAGATCCTGATTACCTGCCAATACGTGGGCGGCGAGTTCTCGTATTCGTACTACGCGCTCAAGCAAGCCATCGAAGCACTGCAGAACGACGACCGTCAGGTCAACTGGGGTGATTTGGTTGGCGTACCTGCGCAGTTTGTGGCAGCCCCTCACCTGCACGACATCTACGACCTGTACGGTCTGAAGTGGATGATCGAAGCCGAATATGACGTGGCTGCTGCGATCCGTGAAGGCGATGGTGCTTCCCGCACCCTGTTGCTCAAGCAGCTGTCGGATCGTGATGTTTACTGGACGGGCATCATTGAAGGTCTGCAGAAATCCTTCAAGCCGTTGGTAAGTGAGATGGTCACTTTGGGTCCAGGCGAATCGACAACGTACGACATGAAAGACATGCTCGGCGAAGACTGGCGTCTGTGGGACATGTTGGCTGCGCAGATCCGTTCTCGTGTACAAGACCCGGACTCGACATCGCCGACGTATCTGTCGATGATCAACTCCGAAGACGTGATGACCACCGGTATCAGTACTGAGGGCATTATCACGCTGGTGAACTACCACACAGCGACGCTGGAGTTCTACGTGCGCATTGACGTACCTCGAGCTTTCTAAGGAGTAAGTCATGGCCGAAGTCGGACTGTCCCGCCCAGGCGGGCTGTATCGCACGGCGATCTCGTTGGACTGGGTGCTTGAAGATGAGGTTGACCGGTTTAGCTTCACGGTCAACGGTCCTCAGCCAACTATGTCGCGATACATCGCCTACGATACCCTGAATCCACCAAACCCGTTCTTGGCAATCACCCAGGACGGACGCGGTAACGTTGTTTACGATGGCGGGTTCCCAAAGTTCTACAATGCCAGTCAGTTCAATCTCAACGCCACAGTGTTTTCTCAACTGACTGGGGCTGGCAAGTATCTGCACAACGCTTTCAACTTTTGCGCCAACCCTGCGAAGGTCGCTGTAGGCAATAAGAAAATTCTGTTGCTCGGTGATGCCGCTGGTACACAGCCTGACTACTTGATTAAAGCAACGAGGGGCGATGGGTTTTTGACTTCGCTTCAATCGATGCTGCGAGTGGCCGGTTACACGGGTGTCTTTAAAGATCGTCTTGATTACCCTGGCGGATATTTGAACCCAACGTTTGCAGAACTCGATGAGTACTGCTGCGTATTCATGATGAGTTCTGACTATTCTTCGGGTAGAGCGTGGATCACCGATCAGGCCGTAACGGACATGGTCAGTTATCGCGAGGCCGGCAATGGACTGATCTTCATTACAGACCACGGCGCCAACACGAACGCTACCTTGGAACAACAGGATGCCCGTCCAGTTGGTTTCTACATGACGGCCAACCGAGTGATGCGCCAATTCGGTTCGTTCTTCACCGGCAACTTCGACCGGGTTCCGGTTAACATCGGCTTCCTGCGCAGAACGTACGGCGATCATGCGTTATATAACGGCATGTCGAACTCTGACACGCTGGCGGCTGGCTATAGCGAATCGAAAGTGATCGTGGCCACGTATCCCGAATACACCAAGGACACTGCGCCTACGCTGAACTTTAACACTGACGGCAAATACGTTGTCTCTGTTCTTGCAGTGATGAAGGACGGTACCACCCGAACCTTCCGCTATCTGTACAACGTCGTGCTGGGTGAATTCCTGTGGTGGCGTAAGAACGATGGCACAACACTCGGCGATGTCTACGACACGTTCCGTTCTTCTTCCGACTTCCTTCCGTACATCGAGTCGGTGGGCGAAGGTACGCTGTTTGGTAACATCCTGCGTAACGGGAAAAAGATCGCTACGTTCCGACGTGACGACATCAACGGCACTTCGTTTAACTGGTTCTCCGGCACGAACGTGTTCCCTGTGGACAACGATGACGTCTTCACGATTGCTGTGCTGACACCATTCAGTTACAACAAGAACCTTGAAATCAATCGTTTCCAGCCAGCGATTGGTAACACGATCGACTTCGCTAAAACGAAGTTCTTGTTGGCTCAGGATCAGTACGCAGGTGTTCCAACGAAGAAGGTGGTCAATGAGATCATCGAGGACGTGGATTATCTGTTCCCTGAGTACAACCTAACTGCCGTCGGTAACCCCGCACGAAACGTCAGTATCCTGAAGCAATTCGTTGCTGGGTTTGTGGGTCTGGATACAACGGCCTATATCTACCCGACCACGGTTGCGACCAATCAGGCGAAAGCCACGCTGACCACAGAACCTCACTGCATCATCGATGCTCAACTCAACCAAGTGTTTGAGTACGTCTATCCACAATGGGTACTCGTGCCTGATTTGACTGCACAGGACTTCTTGGGCTTCCCAAGGTTTGTCACTGGCATCACTAACGGCATCCGTTTCCGTCTCGGCGCGAAAGGCGTGATCAACCGAGTCAACTGACAGGAACCACAATGAACCAACCCGTACCAGAAGTTCCAATCAACGTACAACGCACCAACCCGTACGCAGGCGCCGATCGGGGGCTTTTCCTGATCCATTATCCTGATGGGCCAAAACTTGCACGCGTGCACGCTGCACGTTACGTTACGCATGGCCCTAACGGCGCTGTGGGCGTTTTGGAGTATCAGGTGATGCAGTACAGCCAGATGCCGTCAACGCCTGCTGAGTACGCTGCTGGTGAGCTTCTGAATGCTCCGGATGGTTCACAGTGGTTCGACCGTCTGGTGCGTGGAGCTGTCCTCGATCCGATCCTCGTTGAGTATTGGGTCACCGACAGCTTCATCAACTGGTACCACGGTGAAGATGGTGCGAAGCTCACTCAGCAAGAAAAGGACAAGGTGAAAGTTCAGGGCACTGAGTTCACCACGACCATGGGCGGCTTCGCTGGCTTGAAGGGTATCGAGCTGAACGCCACCTACAACTCGGTAGATGGCGCTCCGATCTCTCGCATCTCTGCAGTGCTCGAGATCGAGTACGAGCGCGACGGTGAAACGTTGCACACCGAGGAGAGCAATCTGCCCGCTGGCGAGTTCGATCCAGTGCGCCAAGCTCTCTCCATCCTCAAGACCAAGTAGAGGTGTATCTTGGCTGATCAAAAAACTACCGTGAAACAAACCCAGACCTGGCTCAAGACGCTTGGCTTCTACAAACTGGCTGTAGACGGTGACTGGGGCAATGGATCGAAGAAGGCGCTGGATGATCTTCTGAACTCCACATTGGACAACACCAAGGTCTTCGGTGTGGCCAAGTTGGCGTGGGGTTCCAAACTCAAGGATGCCGAGATCGCTCGCGTCAAGCAAATGGTTGCGAACCTGCGTTGGCCTCCATTGGCTCTGCAGTGGATCATGGGCAACATCGCGTTCGAGACGGGTCGTTCGTTCCTGCCGTCCCAGACCAACGGTATCGGTGCTACTGGCTTGATTCAGTTCATTCCACCGACTGCCATCGTCTATTTCAACACCGCTGCTCAGATCGCCGCAATGACGGCCGAGCAGAAGAAGGCAGCTGGTAAAGAAGCCTGTGCGCGTCTCGGCAAGATGACTGTCCTGGAGCAGCTGGAGTATGTTGAGAAGTACTTCATGCCGTACGCCGGTAAGGTCAACAACGTCGGTGACGCGTACCTCGCCATCCTCTGGCCGGCTGGCGTAGGCAAGCCTGACGACTACGTGTTGTGGTCCAAAGACAAGCAACCTACCAGCTACGCTCAGAACGCTGGACTGGACATGAACCTCGACGGTACGGTAACGCGTGCCGAATGTACTCACCGTGTGACCAACCTCCTCGTGGAAGGTTTCATCGGTGACAAGGTTCGTTCGTTCTAAGCAAAAAAAAAAAGAAGCAGACATACAGCCCGGCGCAATGCCGGGCTGTATGCTGTCTTAGTTACATTCGGTGAGCTTTGGTCAGAGCAGCGATCTGTGATTCGATTACATCGGAAGGTACAATGGCGTCATCGAACACCGCACCCAATTGCTTAGCTACACCTTCCATCGCGCTAAGCCAGCTGCTGTAGCCGACGAACATGATTTTGTAATCTTCCATCTTTTCGAGACTGACTTTTGCTTCGCCGGCCACCTGTGGATCGAATGTAAAATTAAACGATTTACCACCTGCCCCATACGCCATGTTGATTCCACTACCGGAATCGTCAATCACGAACGTCTTTGTCCCACGACGGAGGATAGTCAGATACGTGATCTGGCTCTGATTGCGCAGGGGACTCAGAGGGCGCAGATCAACTGTTTCAGTGCCGATGCCGTCGAATACACCATAGAACAATCCATCGAAGAAACCTTTGGCTGGCGCTGGTTTCAGGCAGCTTGGGTCAAAGGCCACCCGAAAGTTCTCGGTGACCGTATCGCCCATCAGCTCACCCCAGCGAGCCATGAACTCCTCAACGATGTATTGCTCAATCCAACCACCTTGTTCACTCGATACAAAGCCGCAGTGGTGGAACTTAGTAACTCGGTCAAGGCAGTTCGTTTTGTGAGTGAGGAAGAACTCGCCGTTGTAATCCTCGTTGATGTACCAGCTCCCATGCAGGCTGGTATTTTCATCTGAGAAACCGAGCGCGGTGGTCGGATAGTTCTTATTGCGGAAGTCCACGCTCCAGATACGGTTCAGCTCCATCTTTGCGAACATGTGCTGACCCTTGGCGTAAAGACGACCGAGCTTAGCAACACCACCGTCGAATTCTCTGACCGAACCTTGCAGTTGTTCGATCAGGTTCTCGTAGCTGCTGACGCCGATGTCTCGGTCAGCCAGATATTCTGTGATCTCTTTCAAGAAGTAAGGGCTACCGATACGGCTACGGATGTCGTGGTCGGACATCTGAGCCGTGATCTCAGTAGTACCTAAGGACAACCCGATCTCCAGCTGGTAGTTGGGGACGATCACGGTGTATAAACCCGTTGGGGCAGACAGTGGCTGGTTCAGGTCGTGCAGGATTACTTGTACGCCATCGATGACTACAGTTGGGTTTTGCATGATACTGTTTCCTTTTGTTTACCCTAGAGGTTATTCTCGTCAGGTAGTAAATAGGTTTTGACTAGCCATTGTCCGGCGTTGTCAGTAGTATCATGTATCGCTGTAATTTTATTCGTTGCAGCATAAAGGTAGGGTTAGCCCCTACCCTATTTATAGTTAAATATAGAACCCTTACCCTAAGCCGAACGAGTCGATTGCACTATACAAATACACCAAAAAGTAAAAAGTTACAATCTAACTATTGCAGCATAAACGGATGGGCCGAAACCCATCCGCAAACACTTAGATCGTAGGTGGACTCAGGTCGTCGCTGTCATCCTTGGTCAGCTTACCTTCATCATCGTCTTTCGACGTATCGTCAGCGGCGTCCTCATCTGCACTGCCAGTCCCACCATCACCATCAAGATCAGGAGGGTTCAGATCATCGCCCCCATCGCCGGTACCTTCGTCACCAGCTCCGGTCAGATCGTCATCAATCTCTGGAGCGCCCAGATCGTCTTGACCATCACCTGAGTCATCCTGATTACCGAGTCCATCGTCAGCAGGTTGTTCAGGTTCCTCAGGAGCACCAGCTGCCAAAGCTTCCTTAGCCTTAGCATCCAGCTCAGCCAACTTCTTAACATCACCCTTGCGCAAAGCAGCAGCGCGCGCAGCTTTCTTCGAGTATTCGCTAAGAGCACCCATGACCGCCTTGGAGTAGGATTCCATTTCCTCACCCAATTTGAACAGCGGGCTACCTTCTTCATTCGTACCGAAGATATCCAGGTCACGGAACAGACCACGCTCACGCATCCAGCGACGCAGCTCACGACCTTTCCATGCAGCCTTCGCACTCTCAAGGCCAGCTTGAGTGACTTCATCCATGTAACCGTCGAAGTACTCTTCCTTGATATAAGCCGAGATAAGGTCATCGAGATTTTCTTCGTATTCCTTGAAGATCTCGAGCTGCTTAGACATGCTGTCGGTCACGACTTCAGGCAAGCTCACAGTCAGCTGATTCATGAAGCGTTCGAGGAAACCTTCAGGGTCATCGCTGAATTCTTCAGGGATGTCATCAGGGTTCTCATCGATTAGGTCCATCAACGAATCGATCAGCAGGCCAGAGTTCAGCGTGAAGATACGCACGTAGTCAGAGATCTGAGGGTTGGTGTCGCCCTGCAACACCATCACACGTTTGAGCAACATCACAGACTGGCGCACAATGCTAGTTGCAAAGTCCGCTTGGTTCACGCCGTCTACCATCTCTGGTGTCAGGCTGAACACACGGACCAGGTCAGCACGCAGCTGTTGCAAGAACTCGGTGTCTACAGGCTTGTAGGAGCTCTCAGCCGCAGTGATCTCAGTCTCCACGGTTGGATAACGAGGGTTACCCGTTACCGACACGGAGAACGCAGACATCTGAAGCTGCTCGGCCAGGCTCTGTGGGCTGCTAATGCCCAGAGGGAACTGGTTGAAAGCGAGTGCCATGGCCTCACTGGTCATGAACGTTGCGGCCGCGATAGGATCGCGATCGTTTTCGTCCAGAGTCAGTTTGATGTTCTTACCCGGAATGGCGTTGCGCGTCATGCCGATAACCGATGCCATGATCACAGCAGCACGCTGTGCAGCCAGGGTCTTGGCATCTTCCAGGATAGAACGACCGATACCGTATTCGTTGTAGTCGTACGCCCAGTAGACCATCAGCTCAGCAGGAACGTAGAGCAGGGTGGTCAGCTGGTTCTTGCAGGTACGGGCGAGCAACATGCGGTCGATGTGGTCGGTGCGAGACAACTCGAAGTCGCCACCCAGCATGCCATTCTTCAGACGTGCAAGGATGTCGCTTTCGATCATGTCGCCGTGCATGTTAGCCAAACGATCGATCACTGCATCGCTGGCGTTGGAAATTCCGCCCTCTACCGTCTCCTTCGACATGTTCAGGAGTTCGCCAGCTACTTGAGAAGCCGAACCTACCTGATCGGCACCAGAGACAGTGCCACGACGAATGTCTTCGTAGAAGTCAAGCGAAGCGGTGTAGGAGACCGGATAGCCATTAGCGCCAAGCGCCACGATGTAGGCCAGGTGGTTAGTCGGATCACCTGGAACAAAGATCGGGATGACCGATTCAGCTGCGAGGTGATAGACCAGCGGGTGACCGACAGTCTTACCGCCTACCTGTTTAAGGGTAGGGATGACTTCCAGACGGTTCTTCGACGTCTTCTGTGGGGCACGGAAGAAACGATTGAACACAGCCTGATCGCCGATCGTCTTATCGGATTTTTTACGCTTGCGTGCTTTAGGATCGAGGCCTGCTGCGACATCATCGTTGTGCTCCCTCTGACGACGAGCACGGCGACGTGATTCGAGTTCCGGTGTTCCGTACACTGTTTCTAATGCACGAGCTGTACGGACCTTCTGGACAGCTGGAGTACGCAGTGCCACCAGGTTGTCGGTGACGCGAATTGGAAGCGACAACTTCTTCGCCTTGGCGCCACCGACCTTGATGGTATGGTGTTCCAGCATCTCTTGGGTATTTATGCGACCGCGAGCGGACTCAAGGCTCATGTAGTGGGTGTCGGTTTGACCGGCAACCTGAAGGCCGAAGATGCCTTTTGGTTTGAACCACTTGTTCTCCCACTCGCCACCGAAATGGTTGACCGATTCCATACTGGCTTGAGAGTCCTCGCCGCGCACCAGACGATCGATCGAAGCTTCAGGCAGGATCATGATTGGGTGAGAGCCCGACATGATCAGCGCATCGTCCAGCCATGTGGCGACCTTACGCTCAAGCTTCTGCTCGCCAACGAAGTGCTCGTGCAACAGATCGACCATGGCGCCGGTCAGTGGTGTGTCGTTACCGCAGTTGTTCTTAAAGAGCAGGCTGGTGGTTGCAAGATCTCCTGGAGCTACAACCGCACTGACCAAGATCTCCCGAGGAAGGTTGAGGTCAGGCATGATTTTGAAGATGTTGCGAATGTCGGTGGTTTCGCGCAACGTCCGGCGGAAGACAGCATTCAACGCCGCGGTATCGACGTCCCGACCACCAGGCCCACGAGGTTTATTCCTGTCGGCCGTCAGTCGGTCGACGACTCGCTGGTCGGCTTCCGAAATATCCTTGAAGCGTTCGACGCGAGAAGATCCACGTCCATTTTCGTTTTCCATTAACTGCTCTCCTAAAAGATCAGGTATTAAACCATGAACGCCTATTATCGGCTCTATATCAAAAGCATTTTGAGTTTGGCGGCAACGCTGATCATCAAAAGCGAATATGAAGTTTCGGCCGTTAATGGGCTGCTGCAAAAACTGAACTACGACGTCGATCCAGATGACCCCTACTCGTGGAAGTATTACCTGAACCTCTCGGGTCAGTACCACAAGCGAGACATCGATCAGATTAAAGCATTGTCTGGCGGCACTCAATCTCGGATGCAAGTCATTTCGCTTGACACCGAGGAAGTGATTGACTTCACCGTGGAGAATCTCAAGATCCATCGCGGTACGAAACGTCAGTATGTCTACGGTTCGAAGTATTACAACGACCTGCTCGCCGCATACCCCGATCAGGTTAGTCTGATCAAAGGGATTGTAAACCCAATCGACATAGGGACAGCCCTTGCGGCTGATGACCATACCATCTTATTTTACGATAAGACGTTGGTTGAGCCCGCTGAACAGCAGTTGATTGCTAAGTTGCAAGACCGAATTCTCCGTTACTTTGTTCGCTTCTACAACATCGACTACAACCTGTTCGAGCCATACGCTTACCCAGGTTTGTTCGGCGTGCTGCAAGCACGGATCTCTTCGTGGATCATCAACATCCGTAAAGCGGCGTGTCGTACCGATCAGGCTCACAGCTATCACATTCGCCAGTACCTGCTTTCCTTCAGCGCAGTCGGTAAAGAATTCGACTACATGACGCAGAAGCAGAAGCTGTGGCTGTACCGTAACATCAAGTACCTGAATCGTAACTTGGGTCGCCAAGAGATTCTAGAACTGGTCACGAAACACATTCTGACCGACCGTGGATACAATCTCTCCGGCTACCGTGTTGAGCACGATTATGAGAACCTGGTTTATACCGGTATCCCTAAAGTCATGCTCAATCGCTACACGCTGAACGGCATCGCTGCCGCGGCTGGCGATCCGACCAAGACAGTGGGTCAGATGCTTGACCTTGAGTTGAACGAAGCCAGAGATAACCCAGTCGTTCGCGACGACGTTGAAACCGACTACACTCGTCGTGTGGTCAACAGCAAGTTCATTGGCCTTAAAACCAAGGTCCTTGAATCCAACGTCGTTGACCGTACCGATGCTGAACCTTTCACGCTGTCGGATGTGCTGCTGAACCACTGGCTTTACTTTGCGCATTTCGGTCTGTACAAGTCGGTGGTCGCTGTAACCAACCCTGCCAATGGAGACGTCTACAAACTCTCCATGGAAAATGCTTTCATCTTCTACCTCTACGCATACAACGCAGCCAATAACCAAAAGCTGCCGCACCTGCCTGTTCTCGGCGCTAACCGCGTAGTGCGACTGCCCGCACCAGAGTTTGCTGAACTGCGCGGTATGGCAACCAAACGTCGTGTGCCTGATTACTTCATTGACTTCATCTTGGATAAACAGGTACCGATCAATGCGTACGTCAGTATCGAAGCGTTCCGTGAAAGCTGCGTAGAGATCCACAAGAACATGTTGGCGCTTCGCGACATGCGGCATTACCAAGGTGATTACAAAACCGAAGGTTCTCTGCATGCCATGATTGATCGTTGCTACATGGACATCAGGATCGATCTGGGCGAAACGAAGACGTACGACGAGTGGTTTGAAGAAGTTGGCATTGATGCTGAGTCGATGGGGCCGGTTGAGTTCGGCGCCATGGCTTCAGAGATCCTGAAGATCGCCACAGGTGCTGACTTGGGCGTGACGCTGCGCATGCGTGACGTACATGCCGCAATGATCCGGATCATGGAAACCCTGTCCTCTTACTCGGTGCAGTTCATTGCACAGATTAACGACAGCCCGATCAAGATCATCGATGGTAAGTTCCCTAAGCTGTCGCTGCCTGAGATTCACACGGACGTTACGATCGATATCGAAAACCCGTTGCCGACGATCCTCAACCTTGAGGAACATCATGTAACGACGATGGAGATCCCGGTATCGACGCCTTGCATTAAGTTGTCGTCCACCACGTCCCAGCACTTTTTTGAAATCCCGGTCTCTGTCAATGTTAAGTACCTTGGCACGTCGCAGTCTTTACAGCCAATCGAAAACCCGATTCCTCTGATGCGCATCATCCCTGATGACATAGTTGACTTGTCTACTCTGTCTCAGGACGGCATCTACGGATACAGTCCGCTTGTGCCGAAAGACTTGTCTGATTTGGTTACCGGTTCTCAGTTGGGTGGCTACGGCGCTCTGACAGATAGTCGCAGACGGGTTCTTCTCGGCCTGTAAGTAAGAGGGAGGCGAGATGATCGCACCGGAAACGTTATTGAAGATGCACCCGCTCGATGCGGTCAGGGCACAGATCCAAGAGCAAGTTCGAGCACCTCTGAAAGCCTCCCATCTGAAGATCGATAAGCCGGTCTCTCTGGGGGGTCTTCGGACTCAGGTGTTTGCAACGATCGATAAGAAGCGAGCGCCTGTTGAACTGTGGGATCGTACTGGCGGTTTCGTGTTTGAATACGACCGCCTGGACCTGGGTAGCTTCATCCAAGGAATGGATGTTGACCTGGCCAGTCAGCTCCCTACGGAATCTGACGATCTGATCAGGGCGTTGCTCAGCCCTCGTGACATTGTCATTGCCGATGACGACGTGGTCCCAGCTGTTTATACTCAGCTGGGTGCGGCGGAGATCATTGCTGCTGAAGAATCGTATCGCTGGACAGGTGCGATGACGCTAATGATCATTGGTCAAGCATTGGAAATCTTGGCACTCGTCAGGAACCGCTCCTTCACGTTACCTTTCACAGCTGATTATAATTCGGCGACGGTGTTAGGTACTTTGATCATGCACCTGAACCTCATGAACCCTGGCCTACCTAAAGCAGTTCAGGAAACCATGTTTGCGATCGGTGTGCCTGAGCAAATGGGTGCGGATCATGAAGGCGACAACACCCGCTTGCTGATGACCTTTGATGGCTTTCCGTACGTTGGTGAGTTCTACGTCACGTATCAACGCCGTAGCTTTCCAAAGACGTTCCGCAAGTCGGTTAAGTTGTCTGGTCCTGGGCTTGTCAACACGGCTCAGATGGCAGCGATGCTCTCCGCCTCAATGGGATGTACGATCACTGTAGCTGACATTGCCCCCGAACTGGTGCCAACACAGGCCGTAGGCAGTAAGCAAAAAGTAGCTGTGAACTTTCACGGCAGCTCGTTAGCCTATGTCGGCTCAATTCTGGTTGAGTACAACCGAACGGTCTAAGTCTTTAAT